AACTGAATATAAAAACAGCGGTCAACCTGGGATATATCCTTCACACCAAGAAGTGGTTCTTGAATTGTTTGATGGGTGGTCATAATGGCAAGAAGTGTGAAAGCTAACATCAAAGGTCTTGAACAGTTCAGGGATAAGTTAAAGCAGTTAAGTGATGAACAAATTCAAATCTTCATTGAACAGACTGCAAAGGAACTTGCTGCAAGGCTTCTTGCCAAAGTCATCAAAAGAACACCTGTTGGTGAATACGGAAAATCAATTATGCGTGATGAAACAGGTGAAGCTGTTCGATACAAAAGCGGAAAGAACAAAGGCAAGGTTAAAAGGCAAGTGGTCAAAAAAGGCGGTACATTGCGAAGGGGTTGGACATCCAAAACCGAAGCAGAAGCTGCAAACGGAAGCGGTAAAGGTACTGATGCAGTCATATATGCCAATTCACTTGCTATTAAGAAGATTGGTAGTGATTATGTCATTGAAGTCATCAATCCTGTTCATTATGCATCATATGTTGAATTTGGTCACAGAACTGCAAATCACAAGGGGTGGGTTGAAGGAAAATTCATGCTGACTATTTCAGAACAAGAACTTGAAGCTGATGCACCAAGAGTAATTGAAAACAAATTGATTAAGTACCTGGGGGAAGTGTTCAAATGATAAACAAAATTATTGATGGTATATGTGAAAAATTAAATGAATCATTTGGGGATGGGTATGAAATCTATACTGAATTGAAGAACCAGGGTTTGAAAGAACCCTGTTTTTCTGTTATGTGTGTGAATCCCATCAATAATCAGGTTATTGGAAACAGGTATTTCCGAAACAACTTATTTTCCATCCTGTACTTCCCTGCATCCAAAGAACCAAAAGCTGAATGTAATACGGTTCTTGAAAAGCTATATCTTGCATTGGAAACTATCAAAATCAAGGAAACACTTCCTGATGAATCCATCAAGGAAAGCTTGGTCAGGGGTACAAACATGCGTGGTGAATTGGTGGATGGTGTTCTGAACTTCCTTGTGAACTTCAACTTGTTTGTTTATAAGGTTGAAGATGCAGACCTGATGGAAGAAGTAATTCAAAAATCGGATTTGAGATAATGAAAGGATGGTGTGGAATGGCAAAAGAAGTCAAAGAAACAAAGAAAGCTGATAATTTTGAAGTTAAGTTTTCAAAAGAACAGCTTGTCAAGTCCAAAAAGTTCAGCGGTCATAAAGACTTGTTGAACACTATCCTGGAAGATGATGAAGAATACACACTTGAAGAAGTGGTTTCCAGGGTAGAAAAATATATGAAAGGTAAGGTGAAATAATATGGCACTGGGCGGTGGTACTTTTGTAACACAGAACAAGATTCTTCCTGGCAGCTATATCAATGTAATCAGTGCAGCTTCCGCAAGTGCAGAACTGTCTGACAGGGGTATTGTTGCTGTTCCCCTAAATTTGAAGTGGGGTCAGGAAGGAAGTGTCATCACAGTGGAAAAAGGTGATTTCCAAAAGAACTGCTTCAAGTTATTTGGTTATTCTTACACTGATGATGAAATGAAGCCTTTGCGTGAAATCTTCATGAATGCGGTCAAGGTGTTTGTATATAGACTTGGAACAGGTGTGAAGGCACAAAACACATATGCAACCGCAAAACATGCAGGTTCAAGGGGTAATGATATTAAGATTGCAATTTCAACCAATGTTGATGATGAAACCAAATCTGATGTAAAGACATATGTTGGTGGTCAGCTTGTTGACCTTCAAACAGTTTTGACATCAGGAAAGACAACTGCACTTGCTGACAATGATTTTGTTGTTTGGAAGGATGATGTTGCACTTTCCAACACAGCAGGAACAGCAATGACAGGCGGTAAAGATGCAACAGTTACTGGTTCAGATTATTCAACTGCTTTGGGTGCTTTGGAAGCTTATGCCTTCAATGTGCTGATTTGTGATTCCAGTGATAGCACAACCAAGGGATTGTACTTCAATTTCACAAAGCGTATGCGTGATGAAATCGGTGTTAAATTCCAGTGTGTCATTCACAAGTACACAACTGCTGACTATGAAGGTGTTGTTTCAGTTGAGAACAACACAGGCACTGAAATGGTGTACTGGGTTGGTGGTGCTTTGGCAGGATGTGCAATCAACAAATCCTTAACCAACAAGCAGTATAATGGTGAATACACTGTCAATGTGGCTTACACACAGACAGAACTTGAAGCTGCACTGCTTGCAGGAAAATTCATCTTCCATGCGGTGGGTGATTCGGTCAGAGTGCTTGAAGATATTAACTGTCTTGTTACCGTAACAGATGACAAGAGTGACATTTTCAAGGATAACCAAACAATCAGGGTGGTTGACCAAATTGCAAATGATATTGCAAGTCTGTTCAATACAAAATACTTGGGTGTTGTTCCAAATGATGAATCAGGAAGAATCAGCTTGTGGGCAGATATAGTCAAACACCATGAGCAATTACAGGACATCAGAGCAATTGAAAACTTCAATGATGCGGATGTTACTGTATCACAAGGAAATACAAAGAAATCAGTGGTGGTCAATGATGTTGTGACTGTTGTGAATACAATGACACAGCTTTATATGACCTGCATTGTGCAATAAGGAAGGGGGTAAGGTGCTATGATTAACAATGTTGTCATGAAGGGTAAGGATGCAATTTCTGCAAAGCTTGCTGAATGCTTTGTTACTATTGAAGGTAATAGATACAACTTCATGCAGATGATAAATTTTGAAGCTTCCTTTGAAAAAACCAAGACAGAAGTTCCTGTGCTTGGTAAGACAGGTATTGGTAATAAGGCAACTGGTTGGAAAGGAACTTTTTCAGCAACAGCACATTATAACCAGTCAATTTTCAGAACCCTTCTGCAAAAGTACAAAGACACTGGTGAAGATGTGTATTTTGAAATTCAGGTCACAAATGATGACCCAACAAGTGCAGCAGGAAGGCAGACAATTGTTTTCATGGACTGCAACACAGATGGTGGCATACTTGCAAAGTTTGATGCCGATGGTGAATACCTTGATGAAGATATTAACGGAACATTTGAGGATTTCAAGATGCCTGAAAGCTTTAATTTACTTGCAGGGATGTTATAATTCATAAGTATATTATCCCTGGATAGTTCGGTCTTGTGCGAACATCCAGGGATATTTTTATTTTTGAGAAAAGAAAGGTGGATACTATGTCAAATTTAAGTTTGTTTTTGAAGAAAAACAAGATTCAAAAAGAGAATAC